GCCTGATCGGTGTCAAGATTGGCCGCCGCTGCTGGTACCGCCAATTCGAGCGACAGCAAGGTCCCCAGGTATCGGCGCGTGACGCCGATCTCGACGCAGGAAAGGTTGCTTAGGCGGAATTCCAGCATGCCGTAGACCTGGAAGAAGCGCCAGGCTTCCATTCCCGTCGGGGCGGCACCGTAGGCCGGATATCCGCAGAAGCGTCGGATATCCACGCGTTCGGCATCGGATAGCGGGTTCACAGTGTGGACCCGTCACCACGGCTGAACAATACGGTGCCGGACCCGGACGGAGTTATTGCAGCGGCATAGCGAATAAGGCTATTGACCGACAGAATAACCCGGCTACCGGCGAGCACCGGCATGTCCGCCGTGGTCGCGGTGACCGTCGTGTCCGAACCGAACCGAACGTACACCAATACGGCGGATGAGTTGGTGACCACAACGCTGTCACCACCGCCGGTCAATGGGATGTTCGCTGAGACGCTGGTCGCTGCGATGCTGACAGTGCCAGTTGGGCGAAAGGGGCTGACCGAGCCGATCGGCATGACGGAAAAGCCTTTTTTGTGTCGTTAACCGATGTGCTCGACGATGACGGCTCGCTTGAAAGCGGCGTTGGTTGCCGTCGGAACCGTCGTAGAATTCGTTGTGGTATCCGACGGGGCACAGAAACCTCCGATCCAATACCAGGACTGGGCGATGATCTGCTGCAAGCGGTCGATCGCTTCCCGGGTAACCATCGCAATGCCGTCGACCATGGAAATGATCGAATCGGCCGGCGCGACGTCACTGGTTGCGCTACCGGCGAAGTCACCCTCAATCAACGCACCTTGACCGCAGATCACCGGCCGGCGAACCATGAGGCCGCTGAGGCTTGGATGCGGCTGGACAAAAGCTTCCGTCGTCGGGATGAACCGCAGACCCAGGAAGTCGTTCGTCATGCCCCTCTTGAAGACCTGGTTAGCCGAGGTTGCGCCCTGGAACAGTTGCTTGAAGTCGGGGTCCGCAAAGAGTTGGCGCGCCGATACGGGATCAAGATAACAATTGTAAGCGCCGTCAATTTCTGGAACTGCGTTCAGCCGCAGCTTGGCAACCGCATCGAGAAGACAGGACATGGCTAGCGTGTCGGATGCCGCAATCAGCGACGTGTTGGCGCGCTGCGAAGGGCGAACGATTGAAGATCCGGTCGATGCGGTTACGGTATTTCCGGCAGTGCCGTCAGATACTGAGACATTGGTCGAAAACGTTAGGGTTCCGGAGACACCGTTTGGCGCCGTCGAAACGTTGGTGACATCGGATGCGACCGCAACCAGGGTATAAACATCCAAGCCGACAGTGACACTCATGGTGTTGGTGCTGCTGACGGCCTGCTGCACCCCGTTGACGAAGACGTACTGGAAACCTCGCACGTCGTCGACCGAGACAGTCGCCGCCGCTGTCGACAGGGTGACCCGGACACGGGTGTTGCCACCCAAGTACGCCGCGAAAAGTGCATTTCTGCCCAGTTCGTCCAGACTGCGGGCGGCCTGCTCGCCATTGACGTAAGCATTCTGCAGGAACTGCGAAGCAATGCCTACACGTTCTGCCACGACGTTAAGATCGGTGGTGGCCGCGTAGAGATTGATCGAAATCGTAAACTGCTCGACACCCCAATTCGTAGCGGTCAGCCCGTTATCCAGGTTCGTGTTCGTTGCCGGTGCAAGGGGAGTCGTCACGGTCGGCTTAAGCCCGGCACGTGTTTTGGTGAGCGTTTCACCAATTCCCACCGAGATGTCCACGCGATCGGCGCACGCACGATAGCCGAGTTTCGAACGAAGAGCCTGAGTAAACTCGCGCTCCAGAAAGCCCTGCTGAATGATCGGCTGCAGCGAGGCGGGAAAATTTTGGATACCCATCAATGGTCCTATCTGTGTCGGATGGCGTCGTCAGGCGGGACGGATGTTTAAAATCGATGTTTGGTGAGCGCGGTGCGGGCCGCGACGTATTCCTCGTCAGTCATCTCAAGCGCGGTTTTCTGTCGGACCGGTTGCGAGGTCGGGGCAATGGCAGCACTGGACGAAGAAGATGTCCCGAACAGCCAAGGTTTATCGCGCCGCAAACCTTCCATAATCTTGCGGCCCCCCACGACCCGGTCGTTTGCATCGAGC